AGTCGGGCCATATGTTTTTTACGAAATTGCTGAAGGAGTCCCGTGAACCTTTGGCAGCTTCTAGTTGAAGCTTTTTTAATTCTAACTTCTTGACTAGTAACTGACGTTCGTCCAGGGACATCGAACCCAAATCTGAAATAAAATCGTTCATCTTTTCTTCTACTATTTATACTATAGGGGTATTGCATAGCAATCGTAAATTTAGGGGGTACGGGGGCAAGATCAAAGGCAATAGGACGCTTGGAAAAGTCTTAGTATCTCTTGACAAGGGTGCAAGTTATCCACATTCAAGGGCTATTTTTTTATTTGACAAATCCTATTTTTATAGTGTAGGATTTATCCTACATTAACAGAAAGGTAGAATAACTATGAAAAAACTAACTAAAAAAGAAGCAATCAACAAAGGCCTAAAAGTTCAAAAGCTTTTGTCATGGATTGAACTAGAAAAGAAAATAAAGCTTATGCAATTACAAGCGAAACTTTTAAGAGATGATAGTCTTATTGATGGTTTTATGTCATTACAAAATGAAGATGAAATCATTATTGGAAATAAGATTAAGCTTAAAAATGTAATCTCAACTAGATTTAATTCTACTGAGTTTAAAAAAGATAATCCTAAAATATACGCTAAGTATCAAAATCAAATAGTACATAGCATTAAGAAAGAACTACTATGAAACAGTTGGATTTATTTAAAACTAAATATACTTACTCCCATTTCAAAGGGGGTAAGTATAAGTTTACTCATTTAAAAACTTATGATCCAATCAATAAGGGTTGGCATAGGTGGGTATCAAATAAAAGAGATCATTTTACACCCGAAAGCCTAACCTATTCAGATCTATCAAGGGGGTTTTAATGACTTACTTAGAGTATATTTGTTTGGTGATTGTTTTTGTTGTTGGGATCTGTTTCTTGTACGTCTCTATAAGGGATATATTTTTTTAAATTAAAGAAAAAGGGGGCAATCACGCCCCCTTTTTTATTTACGAAAGGTTTATTGACTATATGGGAACTATCCTATATATTACAAGAGCTATTAACAAATAACGAAAGGAAAAGAATAATGGCACAAGCAAAAGTATATCAAATAGATAGACTAAAAATGAAAGTTAGAAATTCATTTGAATTTCATAGAAACACGCTAGAAGCTCAGAGAAGAATGGAACAGGCGGATTTTGTTAATTCCAAAATTCCTGAAATCAAAGAAAAAACAGGGGCGGAAAAACTAAAAGAAGAGTTTGCAGCCTTAGAGCAAAAGCGTAATGAACTACAAGAAAAAGCTAGAGCTTTCATACGTAAGTATGCGGGCGTTCACAAGTTGCAAAAGGATATGTCTTATGAGTTTGAGAGAGAGGAAGAAATCAAGCCAAGAGACATTGACAGACAAGTTGAAAGATTTGCGGAAGCACACGCCCACAGGCTCACGCAAAAAAGTAAAGTCAATAGTGAACTTAAAAAACTTCTACAATTAGAAGAGCGTTGTCTTGATGATGTAGTTCTAACAAATGATATAGAAGAGGCTCAAAAGAAAGTTGAAACACTTTTAAAAATAAAAGCCCCGTTTGTCTTGGAACACTACAAACCGACAATTAATTTATTAGAAGCACCGCAACCACAAGCGGAAGAATAAGAATGAAAGGGGGGATTTATTCCCCCCTTTTAAAATCTATTTGATTAAATCCCAAGTAAGCCCTAGCCCGCAATCATACAATAAATAATCTAATCCTTTTGTTAAGGGTTTGATTTCATATGTTTCGTCTTCTTGATCATCATAAAAATAAACTTGAATTCCTTTTATTTTAAAGGCGGGTCTTTTATCATCATCAAAATGTTTTTCTTGTAATTTATTAAAAGTCTCTACGCCCGCAAGCGTTAAGTAAGGAACAAACCACCCGTTCCACCTTTCATGCTCATAATAAAAGCCCTCAATATAATCGTCTTCCCAACACTCAAAACCAAATCTACCTTTTATTAATGTATCAGGAATTTGATCTGTAAATGTAAATGATCCATCTAAATAGCTTTTGATAAATTCATCATCCATTTTTAAAGATAATCCAAAGCCACCCCCAAGCGGGTGAAATTTTAATTTATTCATGGATAAATCAACACCATCAAGATGAAAGTAATTACCATCTTTGTATATATAGGCGTGTTTTAAATCATTATAAAATTGTGTAGGTAATTTTTTGTTCATTTTTCTTTTCCTTTCGTTAAATTAATACTTGTATATTATCCCATAATTATGTATATTACAATCATTAATAGGTACTATTAACAGTGGAGGCTTGGACGCCACAAGAAAACCAAAGTACAAGGTGAGTATTAAAACGCAACGCAAAGAACCTTAGGCCTTGGGGAGTTGGTTTCTCCCCAAGGTTGACAAAAAGAAAGGATAAGAAATGACATTAATTAGACTTGGTAAAACCTCAAAAATGCGGGGTTATTCGTTCGGCTTGGATGCTAGAAATTGTATTACAGGATCAAAGCTTAGAAAGATTGAAAATAGTGTATGCTCTAAATGCTATGCATTAAAAGGAAATTTTAATTTTCCTAGCGTTAGAAAAAATAAAGAAACAAATTTAAAACATCTTGAAAGTGACTATTTCGTAAGTGTAATGACTTATCAATTGCAAGATATAAAACATTTTAGATGGTTTGATAGTGGTGACTTGCCTCATATGGAGGCATTAAAAAAGATAGTGAGGATTGCATCACTAACACCTAATACGAAGCATTGGTTACCTACTAGAGAAATAAAACTTATTCAACAATATTTAATTAATAATACATTTCCAAAAAATCTAGTTGTTAGAGTGTCGGGCCTCATGATCGATGGACCACCACCCAAGGGCTTCAAGAATACGTCTACAGTACATAAGGATAAAGATCCAATTGGCTTTGATTGTGTTTCAAGATTTCAGGGCAATCAATGTTTATCTTGTACCGCTTGTTGGGATAAAAGAATAAAGAATATAAGTTATAAGGCACATTAAAATGAAATTAACAAACGAACAGATAGAGAAACAAAAAGAAGTTAAAAGAATAATCCGATATTGGGAGGGTAAAAAAAGATATGCCCAAATGAGAATTGATGAGAATATAAAAAAATATGCGGATATAACTTTGGCTGCAGAAAAAAAATGAATAGTACCGAACGCAAGCACAGGCAGAACCTGGACTCCATCCACAAGCTGATCCAAGACGCACGCAAGCGCATGCTCAAGCATGAGCCAGGGACAAGGGCCCAGGAACAAGCTTGGGTCAAGCTCAGGCATTTGATAGTGCTGCGGGACCAGGGACAGGCCTGGATACCGAAATTTTAATGCTTGACTTTTCCTGGAAGTATCCTATAGTATCCCATAAGAAAGGAAGAATATTATGAAAATGATAAACTCAGATATCGAAGTGGTAAGCGTCGGTATCGGATCAACCTTCGATCCAGAAAACGGAAAGTATGAGTCTGGAGTCTTGATCGTTACTCTTAAGGACGAATGGGGTACAAGCGTATCAGTTCACCTAGAATGTGGGATCAAAGAGCTGCGTGACAAATTCAAATATGAAAGAGTCCACGAAAAGATGGTAGGTCTGTTCAATGGTGACAAGAACAAAATGCTGAAAGCCCTGAAAGAGCAAACCGGTGTTTTCACCAAGCAGGATAAATAATTCTAAAGCCCTGGATTTCCGGGGCTTTTTTAATTCCTGGAAAAATATATAATTAATTAAGGAACATGCACAAGCACACGCTCAAGCGCAGGCTCAAGCTCATGCGTCCATGGTTGATGGACCACGAACAAGGGTTCAACCGAAGTGAAATCAGTCGCAAGCTCACGCACCATTGACCCTGGATAAAAATAAACCGCCCTCTGTTCGACCCCCTTTGCCATAATAAAATTATCCTGACATAGAGAATAACGCTTTAAATTCCATGAAATTTGGAAAGGTGATAGATTAAGTTTGTTTCCTTTTGTTAGTTTCAATTCGCACCAAAAAGAAATATTACGATTGAATTTTTTTGATTTAAAAACTCCTAATAAATCGGGAATACCAGGTGTCCCGTATGTTTCTATACGGGTCCAAAATATACTAGGAGTGATCGACCTAACATTCTTCCAAAAGGTTGACTCCCTTCCTCGATTTACGGAAGGGGTGGTTGTTTTCTTTTTTCTGTCTTTTGATGATTGTTTCTCTTTTTTCAACAATACGGATCTCCTCTCCTTCGACAAGGCAAAGTCTAACTCCGAGTTCTTTTTGTTTTGGTTTAAGTTTATTTCCTGCACCACCAACCGACTTGCCATTTACAATTCTACTTCCATTAGAGGTTTTAACATCAAGAAAATGAGACCTTCCATTCTTAGGATTGACAACAACAATATCTATGGGGCCTTGCTCACATACATTAACAAATACCAAGTATCCTTCTTCAAGAAACTTGTTGATCGCTTTGTTCTGACTGATCGTCGCTTTGTACTGCCTTGGATCCATTGTCCTCCAAATCAGTAGGGGTGCCTTCAATGATAACTGTTTTTTTCATTTTTGAAAGCATTTCAGATACCTCTTCTAAACTTAAAGAGTCAATACTCTTGTCTCTAACTTTTTCTTTCTTCTCATAATATCCTGCAGCTTTACCTCTACTAATCTCTGCAGCTAAAGCAGTCTTGAGATCTGGTTTCATATCAAACTCAACTATATCTTTAGCTTCTGGATTTTCAGCACGAAGACCAATCTCGTGTAGTCTTCTCATATGGGTAGCCGGAGAAATCTTATACTTATTCCAAAGGTCTTCTTGTAAAGCCCTGATATAAGCATGAACTTTAGGAAAGGTTT